TTTTTGTACTCGGCAGCGGCTAAGTTCATTTCTTTGTTGATTGCTTTGATTGTTTTCGAATAACTGACTTCGCCATTCGTTTTAAAATTAAGAACGACATCAGATTCTTTACCAGCCATTTATCTTAGCGCTCCTTTCTACCACCAAGGCGATTTATCCATAGTTACAGATTGAGGTGGTTCAAAATCGGTGTTTTGTTGTAACCACTGTAAATAAGATTTGAGCCACAAGTTAGGTGTAGACTTTAAAAAGAAACTCTCACTCCAATTCAATAGAGTGAGAGCAACGTAAATATAAAAACTCCAAGGAGTTCCTATCTCTTCCGATTCTTTTTGTTTTTCTTTCTTTTTGCTTGCGCTTTTTGAAAGTCTTGTGGCTTCTTGGATTTTTTTAGGTCTTCCACCTGAAATGTCTGGCTAGCAAAAATTTCCATACAGGTACTATAAGCAGACAACACCTCTCCACTCATTCCCAAAAATTTGAAAATAGTTTCTGGATCTTCCTCTAAACCACCAGTACGCAGCATGGCATAAATCAAGGCACGCATGATTTTTAGATCACTAGGCGATAAGTTAGCAGAAGAAATTTGTCCTTCTTTTTTAGATAGCATGGCGTTCATATCAGATTCAAATTGCGAATAATCTCCACCATACACATCTGCTATAAATTCCATCGTTTGCATAGTAAATGAAATAGGGAATTCTGCGCCTTGAATAATTACAACAGCAGAATTTTTTAAGTCTTCAACGTGAATTCCATAATCAGATAACCGAGCCATTAACCCGCACCTCCAACTTTAGCCAATGTTTTCCACTGTTCTTCATCGTATACAGGTTGAGCAATGAATTTATTAAATAATTCTAGAGAAGCTCCGTCTCTATTTGAATCAAAACTTGCATACATCACATTATTGTATTTCAGTCCGATGGAAACCAGATTTGCAGTTACATCGTCAATTTTTGTTTCTTCCTCTGCAGTGGCATACTCTTCGTCAATCACATTGGATAGTTGTGTATTAGGATACCAAACTGCTTTTTTACCGCCATTTTCAATATTTCCAATAAATCCAAAGGCGAAGTACGGAAATTCTCGTGCGGTATTTTTGCTAAACGTTACTCCGCTTTTAGCAACTAATCCTTTGATTTCATCCATCACTTCTATCGGAATACCCACGTGATCCAACGCAAGTTCATGTTTTGTTTCTCGCGACACACGACGAAACATTTTGCTGGATGCCCATTTTTCTAATGCTGTTCCATTCCCTTTGACACCGATTTTTGTGGCAATTGGCAATCGTAAAACTTCACTATAAGTCGGTGCAGTTCCAACAGAATCTGGCGTTGCCATCATCGCAATTAAAATGTCGTCCAATCCTTCAAAATAAAAAGTATCTTGTTTTCCCAATTAAAATCACCCTTCCCATAAATCAAGTATTTTTCTAGTCATAATTTCTTCAATTTTTTCTTTGTTTTGTTCATACGTACCACTTGCAAAATGTTGGGCACGTTGATTTGTTGTGCCATTTTCGGCAAAGCGCCAGTAAAAGGCCGTCTCTTCAAATTGAACTTTCACTTGATCGTTTTCAACTACTACTTTTATTTGATCGCGCATATGTTTCTTTTTTAAGAGCGACTTAGGAATATTAGGAAGCAACTGCTTTAGATAAAAGTTAGCTGCTTCTTCTAAAGATTCCAACGATAATTTTTTCGGATCAACTTTTGAAAGGTTTCCTAAATAATCCGATATTTCAGAAAAACCATTCTTATTACTTGGCATTTTCCACACACCTCACATATGTGTAATAGTTGGTTACGGTATCGTCGTTCTCATCACCTTGTATACCTGTAAAATCTGAATATGGAATGCCAGCATTTTGCAGCGCTTGTTCAATAACAACTAAATCCTGTTCTGTTCCAAGTGTAAAAAAAGAGACTTGGTAATAAGGTAATTTTTTATAGACTTTACCGGATGCCATTTTTTTGCTGTTACTCACATTTGAGTACACAATGTATGGATACATCGTCCCTAATCTGGCTTTGTCTCTGAACACTGCTAACTTTGTTGATTTCAGCGCTGTTTTCAATTCATCAAAGCTAATCGACATAAGCTAAACTCAACTCCATTTCTCTTGCATCGGGATTCGTATAAATGCGAGTAATGTTATACGTTACAGAATCAATTTTGAGCGCACTTAATTTCTCTGTGATGGATTTATCCCATCTGACTTTAATTCGTCTGACAACGTCTGTCTTGGCTTGCTGTGATAAATATTTTTCTTGAGAAGTCACACCGAGTTCTTCATAGAATATTAGACGCTTAAATTCGTAAATTGTAGTTGGACGATCGTTTCCGTCTGTTCCTGTTTTGATGTCTAGCAATTCGGCTTTCCATCTGAGATTATTAGTCTGTCTCTTCGGCATTTTGAATCGCTCCTTGCACGATAAATGGCGTCATGGCATTCATAGCTTTGTCGAGTTCATCCTCTGAAACTCTATATTCATAGGCAATGCCGGCAACCATCAAAATAAGATATTCTTGTTGGCCACCAGTTGCTGTTTTGACATAATCTTTTGCCATATTTAAATAAAAAGAGAGCAAAGAATCATCCATGCCCTCTTCAAAATGAATATGTGATTTGAATTTTTCCTCTAAAGACAATTCTTTAGTTTGCTCTTCCATCTTAACCACCAACTGGTTTTGTAATTTCGTAGCGATATACTGCCGGTTCAAATGGAGAATAAACCAATTGACCATCTAGCAAGTTGTAAATTTGGAATCCAATTTGATTTTTACCAGAGAATTTTTCAACAAGTTTTTGAATTTCCAAGGCACCAATAACTTCTTGAATTTTAAATGCAGAAAAATCGCCAAAATATAAAACTGGCGTGTCTGGTTCACCCTTTTTATCTGCTGCATCTGTCCAATCCACAGGATAGCCAACTAATTGGTAACCAATTCCACCTTCTGCTTGTGTGAATGGCCGCAACAAAGGAAATCCATCATCTGTTTTCATTTTTTCAATGGCAGTCAAAGCAGCTCGATTAATAATAAAGCGTCCCTTTTTCATCACTTCTGTCACTGGTGTATTTTTAAATTCGATTAATGCATCATATAATTTTTGCCCAGCACCTGAAGCAGTTAGATCTAAAGGTTTTTTAAATGCTACAGCCTTTTTGGCTAATGCACCAGGATTTTCATTTCCAGCGTCATCACCATTGAACATATAATTGATTTCTTTACGCACATAAGCTTTTTTCAATTCTTCCACAACAATATCTTCAACTGGAACACCAGACATTTTTAATAATTTTTTAGTTACTGTTGCCAAAGCATCGAATTCGGCAGGATTAAGCAAAATTTCATCAAACTGAATAGCTGTTTCAGCAATATCAGTTGAACGCTCTTTCTTGTTTACATTCGCATCTGCTTTCTTCACAAGAATTGGATATTTGACATCTCCTGATGTTCGCACCACTGTTCCGTATTTACGAAGTAAATTTTCTTCTTGAGCATAAGTAATAACTTCAGATGCAATTACTTCTGGGACAGTAACTGAACCGTTGCCAGCTTCAATCCCTAAAGCTCGAGCTTCTGCTTCAGAAATATTTCCAGCTACAAAATTAGCAAATGCTTTTCGTAGTTGTTGATCTTTTTGTTTCTTGGTCATTTTTGCACGTGCCTCCAATCCGTTCTTAATTGATCCAAGTAATCCATCTCGTTGCTGTTGAGTAATCATTCCAGAACGATTTTCTGAACTATCTTCACTGTCTGAATCTTCTTCTTGATCGTTGTCTTCACCAGAACGGCTTTCGTCTGAATCCGTACTATTCGATTGATCATCTGTATTGTCGTCTGTTTCATCAGTTCCAGAATCTGCGCCTAATTCGTCTTTAATTCCGTTCAATTCATCAATAACACTGTCAATTTCTTCTTTCACGGCTTCTAAATCTGCTTCGCGTAATTCTCCTGATTCAACTTTTTCACGTAATTCAGTCAATCGTTGCTCACGACGTGCCTTCATTTTTTTCAATAATTCTTTATCCATGTATTTTTCCTCCTACGCTTCTAGCGCTTGATTAATTTTTTTGATTAATTTTTTTCTTTCTTCGACGTTTTTTTCTAATTCATCACGACTTCTTAATGCAGCTTCTGTATCTTCGTATGCTGGCAAAGGCACAATAGAAACCTCGTATAATTCCACTTCATGGATTGTTCGAAGCATTGGTTCAGAATTGTAGTCCCACGTTTCTTCAGTCGGCACAAAACCAAAACTACATTGGTTGATGTCTCCTCGTTCCATAGATTTAACTAAGTCCCTTGCTACCGTTGTGTCCGGTAAATCAACTTCGAATTTCAAACCACGTTCATCTTCTTCAAGGCGAAGGGTTCCGCTTTTAGTACGTCCTAGCACATTGGACCAATCGTGATTGAACAAACAACGAACATCCGAATTACTAATTGCCTTTGAGAATGCACCAGGAACAATCACTTCGCTTAAGTCATCCCATAAAAGTGTTTGACTGTTGAATACAGCAGCGTAGCCGCTAATGGTCCTCGTATGAGTTTCTTCATCGGAACGTGTTGAAAGATTGGTGATGTCAATCGTGCGAATTTCCTTCTTCTTCATTTCCATCACCTCCTTTCAAGTCTTGATCATTCGTTGGTAAGGAATCATCTGTTGCATTTTTCTGGCCAATCCTAGATAAGTCATTTGAAATATAGATAGCTTGTGTTTCTGGAGTATTCTGTTTAGGAAAACCAAGCATTTCTGCCACGTTATCTGGACTTGTAATCCCGGTACGAACGATGTTGTAGCCAATATTTGTTTTTGTTGAGTAAGGAACAAAATCCAAAATATTAATTTTCCATTCCACTCTATAGCCAGAATTAGGCATAAAAAAAAGAGCGGTGTAATGTTCGCTCTTGTTTTTCAATATTGGTTTGATTGCTTTGTTGTGCAGATACATCATCGCTTTTTCAATATCTGTCTTCATCAGCGATTGATACGTATCAACATTGATTCCTAGAAATTTTCCTAAGTCTTTTTTGTAAACACCTAAATAATTCAAAATTGCCGCGTCATCAACAGGACTTTTTAATGTCTCGATGGAATATCCTTTTCCCAAAGGAATCATCTTAACAGAATGATCACTCTCATTTTGCGTTCCTTCCAGTTGATCCAATATAGCTTTGACAATTTTTGTTTGGGCGCTATTATTTGGATTGATGTGGGCGTCTAGTTTAAGCATGAACGCAAGTAAACCGCCTTTAGTATATTTGTCCGTCAAAACTTTTTCAGCGCTCAGAACGCCTTCTAGAGTGTTTCTTGCAAGATCAATTATTCCAGCACCTTTTAATGAATCAGTTCCGATGTTCTTAATGTGTCGAATCATTTGACCAGGTATTTTTTGACCATTCATTTCAAATTCTTCTTGAAGTCGTTCATTGATTTTAGTTGTTACACCGTACGCCAAATGAAGCTGATCCCTATCCGTTAATGGGAATGTCTCACCATTGATCAATAAAGTATTTGTTTCCAATTTGGTAAATTCGAATCCTGTCAAATAATCATTGGGACTCTTCAAAATATTTAGTAAGTGATGATCTTTGACTTCGTTGCCGTCGGGACCAATAACAATTGGTGTGGCCAATGCCACCTGATTAGATATGTCTTGAACTAATTCATAAACATCAGAAGATTCCATGATAGATGAATCCGTCACATATCTTTGACCATAACGTGTGTAGTGTCCAAAAATATCCTCGATATATCCACGTTTTTCCATAAAAGAATAGACTGCATTCGATAACCGATCACGTAATTTCAATTTTTTTCACCGCCTTTCTATTTATCTATAGATGGAACTTAGGTAATCATCTAACTCATCTGAATCAATATCTGTCATTTGATTCATCGTTTCCTTATGACCACACAAAAACGCCACGAACCCATCAATCTTTTTCTTTGATTGACGTTTACTTGGCGCTTTTTGTCCATTGATGTTAGTAATTGCTACAACGTTCAAAGTGCAATAAAGGAATAATGGATTATCAAATTGAATTCGTTTCTCATAAAACAACCGTTCGACATCGTCAAAAGGAGCATTCAATACTTTAGGATATTGAGCAACTTCAACGCATTCCAATCCTAAGTTTTCTAATTTCTCAACAAGTTTGTCACTCATCGCTGGATCATAATTCACTTGCTGAATATCATATAAATTCATGCAGTCCTCTATGTACTGCAAAATCTGATCTTGATCAATCATTTTTCCGTCGCAAAATTCAACGAAACCTTGTTCAGCCAAATCACTGTAAGGAACATTATCTTCTTTTTCTCGAAACTCTAAATCTTCATTCGGAATAAAATAAAGTTGCTTTACTTTAAGAACCGCTTTACCATCTTCATCCCATGTTGGGAAGTTTAAAGATACACAGGTCAAATCTCGTGTACGTGATAAATCTAAACCGATATAACATGGTTCGCCACTTAAATCACCAAGTTCTTGTGTGGTAACTAAACATGGCTCTACTTGATCCTGTTCAAAGAAATTATCCGCGCCGTTCACAAATACATCCAAGTGTTTCGTTAGAAATTCAGCTTTGGAATGAGCTGACCGTTGCGCTGTTTTAAATGCCGATTCTAAAGCAGATAAATCGACTGATATTCCCCAGTTAGGATTGCACATTTCCCAGACTTTTCTATCCGTCCAATCATAATTTTTATTTGGCTCATAGATTAGAACAAAGTTTGAATCATTATCATCACGTTTCAACACTTCTTTTGCTTCGCGATATACACGCATTCCAACAGACGACGAACCTTTCCCAGCAGTTGAGATATTAAACATCAATGGCTGTGGTAAAGATATCTGAGCAGACTTAAAATTGTCATACTGTTCCATTTTCTCCTGTTTATGCAATTCATCGTTCAATACAAAATATGGATTGGATCCCTCGATATTATCAATATTCTTGGTTTGAACAATAAATTTATTTGAGTAAGCCATATCTTCATGAATATAGTCATAAGTAATACTAGAAACAGTTCCCTTTGGCCCCCTAAATATTTTAGTTCCTTCAAGTAGGATTGGATTGTTTAAGATTGTAACTGCAAAAGGTTTGGCAGCATATTGCGCTTGAGCAAAATCAGATGCGCAAGCATAGCAATCAACTGATAACGCCCCTTCTCCGTACATTGCATATCCTAATGAACCGACAGCAATCAATGTTTTACCATTCTTTTTTGGAATCTGGACATAAGCCTCACGAGTAACGCGTACAATTTGGCCTTTTTCATTTTCTTTAACCCAACCATAAATCCAAGAATAAATAAATTTTTCCCAGGGTTCTAAAAGAAACGGTTTTCCCACCATTTCTCCTTTTGTGTGAACAATAAATGATTCTACCCAATCCATCATTTCATTCGCGCGATCTACATCAAACCAAATATCTTTTCTTTTTTTCCACTGATACCAGCGATCTATTGCTAAACGAACGGTCTTAGGATACTTCTTAGGTTTCTTTCTTACTTCTTTTGCAAATAAATCAGCATAATTTACACCAGGTTCAATCATTTTTCAGCACCTGCCTTCTTACGCCATTTATTTCTGTGCGCTGCTAGTTCATCTACTGGCTTTACTTCTGGGCGTGTAATTTCTTCATCTTTTCTTGCGGTCGATCCTCCAGCAATTAGTCTACCAGTTTTTGCTTTGTTTGTTAATCCTAATAAATCTAGAGCTTTCATCTTCTTATCTGCCCAAGTTTCTACTTGTTGTGCCAATGGATGTTTTGATTGATTAGTAGCTCCTGATTTATTCGTGAATTTTTGCGTCTCCGGAAATCCTTTTTCCTTCCACAATAAATATTTGTGTTGGTAAATTTCAAAAATATCCAAGTATGATTCGATTAATGGATCAAGAGTGATGGTGTACAAATCAGACAAATTCATTATTTCTAAGATACGAGCTTTTTCAGCACTTACTTTTTCATCAATAATCGCTTTACGTTGCGCTTTAGTCGTCATTTTTGTATACACCCCCCTTTGTTTTTTGAAAAATTTGACCTAACGATGCGCGTGACTCCCCGCTACCCTATCTCCCCACGCGAAAAAATTTTGAAAATGAATAGGGGGGCTTCAATTGAAATACGAAGGAAAAACTTTTTTGTCTTCCGTTTCGTTTTCAACAATTGGATGACATTTTGAACATAATAGCATGAGATTGTTTGGATCAAGCTTAAGCAGTTCGTTGTCTTTGATTGGTACAATGTGATGGACGTGTGCTCTCTTTCCAAATATGAACTGACCACACCGCTGACAATGACCACCTTCTCTTTCATAAATAAATTGACGCATATCTTTCCATGCTTGCGTTCGATAGAATGGTTTGTTCTCATGATGATAAACAGACTTTGCTTGCTGCTTCTTCTTGCGTGATCTGCTTGATCTCTTGTGTTCAGTACAGTAGATACCCTTTGCTATTTTGTTCGTGCATCCGTCAAACTGACAGTATTTCATTCTACTTCACGAATAAGATTTATGATATCGCCTTTTGCACGGATAGCACCAGGAATATCAATACCATGTTTCTTAGCATATGCACGCAATTCTTTTGCAGTCATATTGTCCAGTTCATCCGTATCTTCAGTGGACTGATCATTAGTAGCTTCGTCTCCATCAAAATTAGCAGCAGTGTTTCCATCGCTATCAAGAATTTCACTGCTATGAGCTATGAGTTCGCCATTGACAGCAACAAATGATTTGCCATCACTCAAAATTCCTTTTTCTTCTTTTACTTCAAAATTTGGTTCTTGATCTTTCGGAACAACTACTGTCCTTTTCTTTTCTGAATCCCAATACTCTGTTCCACTAATGGATGTTCTAATTTTGATCATTGCCATTTTAATTCTCTCCTTTGTAATTTGTACGGATTACTTTTGCGCCCATTCGCTCATACCATTCAATCGTTTCCTGCAGATTGGGTAGAGTGTGTGACAATAAAGAAATAACTAACGTATTCATTCCAGTTCTGTAATCATCATTCTCCACTTGCACATGTGCATGATTACCATTCCAATTTTCTCTGTACGGACTATTCTCTGCTTCAATTGCTTTCTTATAAACTTTAGCCAAACTTGATTCTACTTCAATACTAAGTACCGCTTCATGAAAATCATTCATTTGTTTACTCTCCTATCAGATATTTTGTGGTATGATTTATAAAAAAGATGCGAGGTGTTTTAATGCTTCAAGAAGTTAATATTAAGTATCGTGATCGTCAAAATACAGAGACAATTTATTTGCCAAATAGTTGTCCGCATTGCGGAAATATAATGACTCCGTATGTGTATTTTGGGGTTTCATCATATAGTGCGTTCGATAATGATAGAATCTTTGGCGTATTAGTACAGTGTATAAATGATGAGTGCAACAAATTTTATAGTTTACAATTTATAAATACGTTTAATGAAGATGAAGGATATTCTGAAAATATTTTAATTAAAGATTATTACCGTCCGCCGATTAAAATAGATTTACCAGAAAATATTGAAAAAGTTTCTCCTACATTTGTTGATATTTATACTCAAGCCACACAAGCTAAATCTGAGCAATTGGAACAAATTGCTGGAGTTGGTTATAGAAAAGCTCTAGAATTTCTAATTAAAGATTATGCAATATCTAAAAATTCAGAGGATGAAGATAAAATAAAAAAAATGTTATTAGGTAAAACAATTGAAAATTATTTGAATGATTTTCCTAAACTCCAAAGATTAGCCAAAGCTGCTACTTGGATTGGTAATGATGAAACGCACTATGTTCGTAGACATACTAATAAAGATGTTCATGATATGGATGCATTTATTAAATCAGCAGCGCAATTTATCGCGGCTGATTATGATGCTGATTTAGCTGATCAATTTATAAATGGAAATAACTTTATGCCAACTACTAATTAAAAGAATAAAAGAGCCACAGATACCAATTAATAAAACGGTTGGGATATCTTGGCTCTTTCATATTTTTTTGACACTAATAGAATATCATGCTGCTAACAATGTTTACATAGCTACAATGACCGAACATTTAGTGAACAGTGTAATTTTAGAATAAAGAGAGTTGTTCTTTGTACTTCTCGCTATTGTAAAAATCAATTTCGTTTTCTTTTTTCAATCGGTCAGCTTGTCTGTGTTCATACTCATCTAAAAAGTTCAATGTCTTTCTAATTTCTGCATGTCGCTGTCTGACATACGATGAGCTATACCCAACAGATTCAGCAATATCTTCTAAGCTCATTTGATCAACATATTTCATCTTAACAATTTGATTATCGATACCAGAAAAGCTATCTATCAGCAATAACATTTCTTCTTTTTGCTCGATCAACAATTCCAATTCATTTTCTATCTTTTGGATATTCTCTTCTAAAGAAGAAGTTCTCGAATTCTTTTCGATGCGGACGTTTGCTAAATCACCACAGACCCATCGATTCAATTCAAGCTTACTTTTATTAAGATTCCACTTTAAGTAAAGAATCTGCTCATCTAGTTCTTGGTAATCTTTTAACCAATGAAATCTCACAAACGCCACCCCTTATGGTAGAATAGTATTGCGCTGCTATCTCGAAAGGGGTAGCTTTTTTATTTTTTCTTAGCCGTTCCATTCTGGATTGCCTTTTGTTCCAAACGTCGTTTTTTCTTCTTAATCTTTGATTTTGTTTTTCCCATACAATTCTCCTTTCCGAAAACACATTTTGTTCGATTTTTAATACTAAATAAAAGTTGGCCAGAATTTTTCGTTCGTCTTTACTCATCTTTTTTTGAATAAGATTACTAGCATAAAAATAGTTAGTACCACGAAAATGAACAGGTAAATCAATTACGTTCACCTTCTTCATGCCAGTTATCAGCCACTAGAATCTTTGCGTTAGTGCCGCCACCGTTTTCTTTTTTGTATTTTTCAAATGCTTTATAAGCAGCTGTTTTTGATTTATAGATTTTTCCGGAACCGACTGGGAACATCCATGTGCCCTCTGTGATAGCTAAGATGTATACTTTCATTTAATTCACCCCTTTAATCCCCAACACTACATATCCGGACTTCTGCATGTAATCAGTAATATAAGTGATCTCTGCTTTGTATGAGTCACCAGTGTAACTAAATGTTGGTCTCGTTAGTCCAGGTAATTCATGTTTAATGTATTTTTTATATTCACGTAGTATTAACTGATCACCAACTTTGAAGTCACGATCATTCTTGCGGATCTCGAATTGTTTGCGTCCGCTCGTCACTGCTTCAAAATATTCTGGTAGTATTTTTAGTTCGTGGATCATTCTGTTTCCTCCTTCAAAATTCGCTCATCATCAAAAAGTGAATCTCCACAAAATCCTTCTCCCAAATATTTATCGTTCATGTATAAGTCAACCAAATATTTGTGATCTGCTTCTCGATATTCATTAATATTAACGATCTTTATTTTGTAAACATTACCTTCGTCGCTCACTATCTTGAATTGTTCTCTGACTTTCACCACCGTTCCTCCTCTTTTTGAAAAAATTTTAGTGTTTTTGTAAGACCCCCTAAATCAGCTTTTTTATTTGATATAATAC